TAATCCGTCCAGGCACTTGACTATACTGATTTGATGTTGCACTTTAAGCACACCGACTGGCACCCGTAAGGCGCCGATCGACTTGCACCCGTAAGGTGACTGTGAAGGAACTCCTAACATGGCGCGCGAACCAGTTGTTCAGGACCTGGAGCCTGATAATGAAGAAATCGAAGGCGAAATCGAAGGTCAAACCGATGATGCCGAAGAGTTCGGGGAAGGCACCGGACTCGAAACCGAAGACACCGCCCTCGACCTTGGCGAGGAACAAGAGGCTGGGGACAGCGAAGATGTAGCGCCTCTTCAGACGCGGGGCTCGAACCGGTTTCAGCGTCTGGCGAACGAGAACAGGGCACTTCAGCAGCGATTGTCGGATCTGGAGCGGCGCGGAACACCGCAGCCGCAGATTCAGCAGCCGCAAGAGGAAAGCGAGGAACAGTTCCAAGGACGCATTTCGCTTCTTCCGCCGGATGAGCGCATTGCGGCGCGTTACGAGCGCGCAGAGCGACGCAATCAGGTGCAGATGCACGCCTTGCGCTTGCAGACGAGCGATATGACGGACAAAGTTGCGTTCGATGCCAAGGCCACGATCGACCCGCGCTACCAGCGTTATGCGGCAGCAGTCGAGGCCAAGCGGCAGGAACTGATGGCGCAAGGCCAGATGGTGCCCCGCGAGGTGTTGTTGAAATTCCTGATCGGCGAAAAGGTACTCGCCAATCAAGGGTCCAAAGAGGTGAAAAAACAGCGGGCACAAAGCCAGCAGCGAGTGGCGCGCCAGCAGGTTCGGCCGACAGGCGGCCGCAGCGATGTGGCCAATGCCGGGCGCCGCCCGGCGAACGAAGCGGCAGCGCGGGCGAAGCGGCTGGAGAGTATGGAAATATGAGGGGCGCCGCGGTCGCGCCCGTTTTGGAGGTGTGATCGATGGCTACCAACATTGCTGGCGCGTTTGCTGCCGATATCGAAGGCTATCTTGCCGACGAAACGCTCCCCCTGGCCCGTCGCCAGCTTGTGGTCTACCAGTTCGGCGATCCGTTGACGCTTCCCAAAGGCCGCGGTACGGCCTACACGGCTACTCGTTACAACCGCGTGCCGCTGCCCTACGCGCCGTTGTCCGAAGGCGTTGCGCCGGTCGGACAACAGATGACCATTTCCCAGGTTTCTGCGACAGCCCAGCAGTGGGGTGACAAGATCACCATCACGGACGTGGGCGAATTGACCATCAAGCACCCGTTGTTTGTCAAGGCCAAGGAGATTCTTGGCCTTCAGATTGCCGAAACCCTCGAACGCAACACCTTCAATAACCTACTGGCCGGGCCGCAGGTCAATTACGTCAACTCGCGTGGCGCGCGTGCTTCGCTTCTTGCTGGTGACGTGCTCAATCCCCACGAAATCACCCGTGCGACTGCCATTCTCGAAACGCTTGGGGCACCGCGTTACAACGGTGACGAGATGACGGATACACGTCTCGACGCCAATGCGGGCGGTCAGCGAGCATCGGACAATCCGCGCGGCATGCCGCATTATACAGCGGTCCTCCACACCCTTGCGGTGGCGGACATGCGCGAGAATCCGACCATTAACCAAGCGTGGACGTTCTCGGATCTCAACCGGCTCTATAATTATGAGCTTGGCGAATGGGGTGGCATCCGATTCTGTCGTTCGAACCTCGTTCCGACGTTCACCGGGGTGGCGCAAATTACCGGTACGCCGGGGACGGCTGGCAGCCTTGCGACCAACGCCAACTATTTCATTCAGGTGACGGCGTCGGATACGCAGAACCAGTACGAGAGCCGCATCTATCAGGTATCGGGTGCGTTGTCGGTGACTGGCCCCAACGGCTCGATTTCGGTGGTTCTGCCGGCGTTGCCCAATTTCACCTTCAATGTTTACATCAACGCCGGCTCGTCTTCGGTGTTTAATCTCGGGGTTTGTGCTGCCGGACCAGCAGTCGGGCCCTATGCCGGCATGGCAACGCAGCTTGCACCAGGTCAGACGGTCGTCATTACAGGCGTCGGTGCCCCGCAGGTGCCGCCAGCGGCGCCGGCAACGGGCGTTACGGTCTATCCCTGCTTCATCTTCGGTCGCGGCGCTTACGGGCAGGTAATTTTGGACAACGTGCGGTTTACTTATCTGAAGGACGCCGACAAGTCTGACCCGCTCAACCAGTTGCGCGTGGTTGGCTGGAAGGCGTTTTATGGGACGCTTTTGGAAAACGTGCAATTCTTCATGCGGGTTGAAAGCACGTCGGCCTTCAGCGTGACCTTCGGTTAATCCGGGAAGGTCGATGGGGGAGGTCTTCGGACCTCCCCCTGAACAGGAGCAGAATATGCCTTACGCACTAAAATATCAGGCCGAACTTGTTTTTGTCGGTCCAGGTTCCGGTCCCATGGCGGCGCTGGCGGCACCGTCCCTCCCCGGTTCGGGTGGAGGGACGGGGCAAATTCTCATTCTCAACAACAACCCGGCGGTGCTGCCAGTTGTGAACGGTGCCGGGACGGGCAATACGCTCAATTCGACCGACATCACCAACCTGACCAATGCGATGGCGGCCGATATTGCGGCGCAACTCAACCTCGCGCCCAATCTGGCGAAAGCGCAAGGTTGGCCGACCGGGAATCCGTAAATGGCGACGGCAACGCTCGGCACAGCGGGAACGACAACGCTCACAGCGTTGTCGCAACCGGGATCTTATACCCGGCAGGACGGTACGGTGTTCTCCGTGACACAACTGGACGCCGATATTGCGACGATCCAACAAGCCATCAAGGACGACCAGAATCCGGCACAACCGATCAATTTTGCCATGGGCGGGTGGTCGCGTGCCGGGCAGTTGTTTGTTCCTAACCGGGGATGGCTGAAACTCTTGCCGGGCGACTATGTCGGCATCGACGCGACCGGCTGGCCGATCATCGTTTCGGCGCGGGCTGCGGCTAGCGCATCATGGGTACATACATGACTATTCTTGAAAAAGGTACGCCTCCTGAGCACTTGGCGAAGGACCGCCGTCGCAGGATCGATATTGAGCGCCAGCGCGACGACCCGAGCACGTTTAACCTGCTTTCTCAGAAGGAGCGGGACGCGATTCGGGAAAAAGCCCGCCTGACGGTCCAGAACGAGATGAAGGACCGCGAGGAAAAGGCGCTGCTTGACCGTTATATTGATGAGGAACGCAAGGCCAGCGATCCCAAAGAGCAGTTGGTGCCGATCTTCCTGGAATTGGCCGGACATTCCGAGTATATCATGCTCGATGGGGTGCAGTATTTTCACCAGCGTCTGCACCACGTTACATCGTCGGTGTTCGCCGTTCTGGTCGAACAACAGGCGCGCGGGTGGGCGCACGAGGAAGAAACCGAGGTGCGCGATACCAAGACCCGCCGCCGGTTCCGTGCGCCGTCTTATGTGGGGGCACAGAATTTCATGGACAATCGCCGGCCGCGCGACCTTGAGGTCAGTTCCGGGCAACTGATGGGCGCGAATCCGGCTACGCTATTGGGGATTGGGCGATGACGGAAGCCAAGACCATGAAGGCAGACCCGGCACTCGGGTTTTCGTATCAGGTCGTGCTTGACAAGGACGCCCGGCGGACGATCGTGTTCCAAACACACGTAGCTAACGAGGCAAATCAGGCCGATATCGACGCGCTTCTTGACAAGATGGGCAAGGCGGCAGACCGGCAGATTGCGTGGTACGATCTTCAGCAGGCGCGGGAAGACCTGGAGGGTCAGCAGCGTGTAGCCAAGTCCTTGGTTATGCAGATGGAGACCATGGACCAGCTTGCGCAGGCGCGCTATGAGTCCAGCGATCGCAAAGGTCCTTGGGATCCGGAGAAGCTGCCGCCGGCCGAGAAGCAGGCCCGGCATAATCTCAGGGTCAGCCTGGAGCGGTATCGTGAAGGTATCGAGAAGGCACAGAACGCCATCGACCGGTGCACCCCTCTGGTGAATGGAGCGGCGAGTCATGTCCCTGACAGCGGCTCAAATCGTCACTCTGGCCAACCAGGCAGCTAAGACGCCGGGATTCACCTCGCAGGCGGGGCAGAAGCTCAACGCTATCTTGCAAGAACTGTGCATGACTTACGACATTGCGCAGGCCCGCAAGCTGTTCACGTTCAACTTTAATACCGGCCCCGCTGGCACCAATACCGGTCTGGGGCCTTACCTGCTTCCGACTGATTACCTGCGTTCGCAGCAGGGCAAGCAGTTCTATACCTACAATGGGCAGCCCTATTTCATGGTGCGCTGCGAACAGTGGGAATATGATGCGCTGACGCAGCAACCGGGATTTGCGGACTTCCCACGCAATTTTTACGTCGAGACCTCACCCCAGATAGGCGTTGGGCAAGCTCAGGAGTTCGTATGGCCGCCACCATCGATCAGCGTGCCGGTATCGGTGCGCTACTTTTCGCTCATGCCCGACATTACGACGCCCGAAACTAGCGCCACGGTGCCGTGGTTCCCGTACACCAACTATCTGGTGACGCGCTTGACCGGCGAAATGATGGCACTGGCAGATGACGATCGCGCGGCAAGTTTCCTGACCAGTTCCGAACAAGTCAACCCGCAGGGCGCCGGGGTACTTTTACGACGATATCTGACCTTGAAGGACGATCCTGAAGGCCGCGCTAAGACCGTGGAACTGGACCGGCGGCGGTTCGGTAGCAGTGATTGGAACAAGCTGCCGAATACAAAAAATATAGGGTGGTGAATCGTGACAAGATACGATCCGGACTGGTTACATAAATGGTTGGCAGTTCCGGCTAATTTGATTAAGCTTGATGAACACTTTGGCGCAGAAACCGAAGATCTCGTATATTGGGCTGTAATGTCCAATTGTAAAAACGATCCTTTATTTTGTCCGCGATGCACACTTTCAGCGTTTGCTTCCGGATACCCGTTTAAGACTAAAGAATTTCAACGAAAGGCTTGCTGATGGCCCTTCGTAAGGCCCACCCCATCGTGTGGTCGCCGCGAGGCGTTTCCGATACGCTGGACAGTTCCACGGCTTTCAGCGGCGCCATGGCGTCATTATCGAACCTCATTCCAGACCCGTCGACCAAGGACCTATGGGAGTGCCGGCCGGCGGCGCTCCAACTTACGGCTTTTGCCGGTTTCAACACGCCGGGCTTCATCTCCGTCGATCTCGTGGTTGGCAATTTCCAATTCGGCATGGTGGCGACGGCGCGCAATCCCGGCAATGATGAGCCATTTTGCTACAACCTTCTGACCAGTACCTTCGTCACGATTTCCGGGGTGACCAGCGGCAATACGCCGGCCAGTCCGCCTTCGTCCGGACAGTGGAATCCGCCGGTCATGGCTCTGGTGGGGACCAAGATCATCGTGGCCCATCCGGGTTTCACGGGGGCTGGCGGCGCGTTCTTTGGCGTGCTCGATATCACCAACCCGGCGGCGCCGGCCTGGAGTGCGGCCAACACGTCCATCAACGCTCTGCTGGCGCCCCCGCAATGGGTAGCAAATTTCAACGGCCGCTGTTATTTCCTGGTGAATCCGCCGAGCGCCCAGCCGGCGTCCTATTTCTCGGACGTGCTGATTCCGACGCAAATAACCAACGCCAACCAGATTATTACTTACGATGACAACGTGGCGCTGACGGTTGCGGCGGGCCTGCCACTCGAAAACCAGCTTGGCGGTATCGTCCAGTCGCTGATGGTGTTCAAGGGGCTGGCGAACATCTACCAGATTACGGGCGATTTTGCGCTTAGTAATCTGTCCAAGAACAGTCTCAACGTGGCGACCGGGACGCTCGGGGCCAATACTGTGACGCCGACAACGGAGGGGCTGGCCTTCATTGCGCCTGACGGGCTGCGAGTCATCACCTTCGACGCGCGGGTGACGCCTCCGATCGGCAAGGCTGGCGACGGCGTTACGGCGCCGTTCTTCTTCGCTCTCACCCCCAGTCGTATGAACGCGGCTTTCAATGGCGGCGTTTACCGGGTGCAAGTGCAAAACGGGCTTGCGACCGGCAGCCCGCAACAGGAATGGTGGTACGATTTCGTGCGCCAGGTGTGGTCGGGGCCGCACACCACGAACGTGTCGATGATTTCACCGTGGAACAACACCTTCCTGATTACGATCATCGGGCAGGGTGCGAAGATTTTCCAGTCGGATCAGGTCCAGAGTGCGACCAGTACCTACGTGGAAATCGGGGCGCAATTGACTTATGCGTGGCAGACGGCGCTTCTTCCCGATACCGACCAGATGGTCGAGGCCTGCATTATCGAGGCGACGCTGTTTGCGGCCTTGGTGCCGACGTTCAATATCGTGGTCAATGCCTTGGACCAGAACAACACGGTGCTCGACACGGTGACGATCGCGGCGACTGGTGCACTGACCTTGTGGGGATCTTTTACGTGGGGGCAGGCGCTGTGGCAGGGCGCCGCGAATGCGCTGGCGCCACGGGCCCTGAACTGGCACCAGCCGTTAGTGTTCCGCCGGCTGACGATCGCGGCGGCGGGCTTGAGCGCGCAAGGTGTGAAGATCGGCCGCCTGCATATGCGCTACCAGCTTCTGGGCTATTTGCAGACCGACCTTGGTACCATTTCGGGAAGTGCAGTACCGCCCTCCAGCACACCATACGGCATTCATCTGGTCGGCATTCTCGGCATTGGCACTTTCACGCTCAGTCCCAACGTCACGACAACTACGGTGGTGGCCCCTTGCACGCCCAGTTCGGTTGTGCTGATTTCTCCGGAAACTCAGGACGCGGCCAACGACATGGCGACAACCTCGATTGTGCCGGGGACCGGTCAGTTCGTGGTGACGCACGCTAATAACTCACGCAACGATCGCACGTTCGCTTATCAGGTAGTCGGATGAAGAAGGTTCTTGCAATTCTTGCCCTACTGGCCGCAACCCCAGCGGCGGCGCAGACCGACAGCTTCCTTGCGCTCAACGGCACTTTCAAGAGCCCATTCGGGCTGGCAAACACCTGGACGGGCGCGCAGATATTCAACGGTCCCGTGACGTTGAACGGGGCAGTAACGCAGGCGCTCGGCCAGTTTCATTTTTTCATCGGCAACGGGTCAGGCGTCAGCACCGACACGGCACTGGCCGGCGACTGCACCTACGGGGCGTCGGGGATCATCTGCACCAAGACGAACAACGTAGCTTTCGCTACACTGGCGACCAAGGCTTCCCCGGTCTGTGCCGACCTGACCAATTCCGCGCCGTCGTGTTCGACCGACACTACGAACGCGGCGAATATCTCCAGCGGCACCTTGCCGGCCGGACGCATGCCGGCACTGACCGGAGACGTGACAAGCACCGTAGGAACGGTCGCGACCACGATTGCGGCGAACGCAGTAACGAATGCCAAATTGGCGCAAGCCGGGGCAGATACGCTCAAGGGCAATCCAACCGGATCGACGGCCAACGAGACCGACACGCAAACTCCGGTACTCGGGACCAACGGCGGCACCGGCGGTTCGATCACGCTCAATGGATCGACCAGCGGCAGCGTTATCATTCAGACTGCGGCGGCGGCGGGGACCGGGACCAAGTTTCAGCTTCCCGCGAACAACGGCGCGGTAAACAACGTCCTTTCGACGGACGGCACCGGCATTCTTTCATGGGCCGCAGGAGGCGGTGGCACCGGCGGGCTGGTCTCGATCGTCGCTTATTCCTCGACGCAAACCATCACGATCCCGGCGACGGCTACTAAATCTTTTAACCGGATGTGGGGCGGCAGTGGCGGGTCCGGAGGCGCCAACGCAAGCGGCAATTATGCAGCGTCAGGTGGCTCCGGTGCCGCAGGCTACCTTGAAAAATACCTCACAGGTCTTACACCTGGAAACACCTTGGCTTATACGCAGGGGGCTCTTGGCGCGGCGGGCACATCCTCGACATCGGGCGGTAACGGAACGGCCTCGACGCTTGCCAGCGGGACGCAATCGATCACAACTTTAACGGCCAATGGTAGCAATGGAACGGCTGTTGCTGCCAACAACACTCAAACGGCAGGGACAGCCGGTGGAACGGCAACTAATGGGGATGTGAATATCACTGGAGATTCCGGGCAAGCCGGTATTGTGGCCGATATCGGTGGTGCCTCTGGAGCTACCGGTCAGGGCGGAAAAGCCGGAAGTAGTCTATTTGCTCCCGGAGCCAATGGGGCTGCAAATAATGTTGCGACTGCGGGAATCGCAGGTCGCTCGGGTGGCCTCGTGATTTTCTGGTTTCAGTAGGACAACAGCATGAAAAAGCTTCTTCCCTTCTTTCTCACCCTCTGGGCCACCTTTGCGCAAGCCAACGTGCCCTGCACGTTACCCTTCAATCTTCAAAACGCCACCACGGCCGACGCCACGCAGGTGATGGCGAACTATAACGCGCTTGTCACCTGTCTGACCAATGCCGCCGCAGCGGGAGTGAACTCGGATATCACGAACATTCTCGGTCTGACGACCCCGCTGTCCGTCAGTCAAGGGGGGACTTCATCATTCATCGGAGGTACTTCCGGAGGAAGCGCTAACGCACAGACGGTTTCCGTTACGCCTTCGACCTATGCCCTCGTGACCGGGTATCGGGGTAACTTCACGGCGGGTTTCTCCAATACGGGTGCCGCCACGCTTGCCGTCAATGCGACAGGCGTCCTCAACTTCTTCAACCAGACGATCGCTGGACCTGTCGCGATGACAGGCGGCGAGATCGTTGCGGGCGATCGTGTCGAGTTTATCTATGACGGTACGCAGTATCAGCTGCTCAGGTCGGTCAATCAGCCTGGCGGTTTCGGTCCGTTGACGAGCCTTGCGTCGGCAGCCACGACCGATCTCGGCACGGTTTTCAATCACAATATCCAGATTACCGGGTCAGCAACGATCACGTCGTTCGGGGCTTCGGCGTCCACAGTCTATCCGATTTACCAGTTGTCGTTCACCGGCGCTGCGACGCTGACACAAAATGCAACCAGCCTGATTCTTCCCGGCCTTGTCAGTATCGTAACGGCGGCGAACGATACTGCGCGGGCGCTTTATCTCGGGTCCGGGAACTGGCAGGTCCTGGAGTACATCCGGGCTTCAGGGTCCGCCCTCACGGTGCCGGCCGTGCGGGGTCAGATCGCCGGGCTCACCCTCAGCGGCGGCGGGGCGCAAGCCGTGGGGATCAATCCCGGGGTGGCGACGTCGGACGACTTTACAACGACCATGTCGTCGGCTTCGTCCTACACCAAGACCTTTGCCAATTGGGTGGTCGGGAGTGGCAACGGTGGGCTCGATACCGGGTCGATCGCCACCAATACCTGGTACCATGTTTTCGAAATCGAGCGTACTGATACCGGCGTGGTCGATTTCCTGATTTCCCTTTCGGTTTCGACGCCGACACTTCCAACCAGTTATACCAAGCAGCGGCGTATCGGTTCGGTCCGCACCGATGCGACGCCAAACGTATTGGGTTTTCTCCAGATCGGGGACTATTTTCGCTGGCAGGCTAACGTGCTTGATCTTAACGCCGGGTCGTGGACAAGCACTTCGGCGCTGACCACGCTCACGGTCCCGACTGGTCTCAATGTGCAGGCGTTCGGCGCGGCCAGTTTCTCGGCTTCCGGGGGATCACAGCATTATGCTCTTTTGTCTGACCCGTTTGCCACGGATGTCGCGATCACTTCACAGAACGCGTCGCAAGCTGCGGACTTCAGTGTGGTTCCTGGTAATACTGCTTTTCAGGTCATGACCAACACGTCTGCACAAGTCCGCAGGCGGTCGGACGATGCTACCGGTACGGGTAGCATCACCACTTTCGGCTGGATAGACACCCGTGGTAGAAACAACTAGGCTCACCCTGCAACTGGAGAAATTCCCGATGCGCAAGCTTCTTCTGGCCGCCGGCCTGCTTCTTGGTTCGATTCTCGGGGCCGTGCTCGGCTTCGGCGGCGGGGTACCGACCATCCCGTCCAGCCCGACCTACAACGAGGCTTCGCAG